GGGGGGGGCCGGGGGGCGGAGCCCCCCGGGGGGGGGGGGGTGCGCTAGCACCCCCTTGGGACGAATTTTTATACTTCCGCTTTTTGGAGATCCCACTTGGTGCGAAGACTTTAACTTCCGCTTTTTGGCGACCCGGAGGCGGAAGTAACTGCTTCCGGCAGTGGGCCGGGCCTCGCTTCGCTCGGCCTTTGACATATGGCCCGGAAGTGGAAGTGACGTAGGGGGTGTCGGCCATCTTGTCTGTGACAAATGGCGGCTCGGAGTTTGTTTATTAAAGTTCCCCCTCCCAGGGGGATCGGAGGGAGCGGAGGCGAGCGAAGCGAGCCGGAGCGAGTGACGTTCGGACGCGCGCAAGCGCGGACGTTCCCCCGTCGGGAGTCAAGGGGGGAGCCGGCCGTCAGGCCGGCGACCACCGGCAGCCTCGTTGGTCCTTGGTGCGCCCCCTGCCGGTAGGAGGCCGCCGTCAGGCGGCCTCCTGCCGGGTCCCCTTGGCCCGCCCCCGTGACGTCACGGGGCGAGAACCCGGAAGTGGTGCGACTTAAAGAAACAGACTCCACTCAAGCGTACCTTCCTTGGCCTAGTTTATTGAGAAGGGGTTGAATCTCAGGGCGAAGGAGACTTTCGGGAACTCGGTGCGGGTGCTGACCGAGTGGTAGACCCAGGGGTAGTAGGGCACCTCGTAGGGCCGGGGGCGGATGCGGGGGTATCTCATGAAGGCCTGGGCCAGCTCTCTCTCAGTGTCTAGCTCGAACTGGTTGTACTCTCGCTGGTTGTTGTAACTCACCTGGGGGTTCTCATGGAACATACTGACTGTATGAGAGCCCCGGTGAATCACAATAGCCGGCGGTCTAGCTGTAGGTGGCCCTCGGTTCGGGCCAGCCTCTGCCAGGTCTCTTCGAGGGCTTTTTGGAGTTTTCTTTGGTGCTGTCGCTGTCGCTGGAGTTGGTCTCGGAGGTACTGCTCCAGCTGCTGCTCTGGCTGCTGGAGGAGGACCGGGGACTCCTGGTCCTCCTCGTTGCTCTGCGTTTTGCGTCTTTTTCTCGGTGGCGACCCCGGCGGGGGGCTGCCCTCTTCCGTGTCCGAGAAAAACAAGCTTTTTCTTGCAAAGGGGAGGGGATGCTCTTCGGGCATCCTCCAGACATCTGTGAGTGGATGTTCTGGAGGGCCTGAAGACATTGGCTCGTTAGATGGCGAGTATTCCTGCACTCTTCTGAGAGCTGTCTCTGTAAACGCCCCACGTCTGAGGTCCCACCCGTGGAATGTGAGCTGTGGCTGGACTGTGCTCGGGTCAACAACTTGTACTGGGTTAAGCCTGTGATCGGGATCGGGCAGCTGGTGGCGGCCGGCTGAGCAGGGGTCTTGAACCTGTTTGGTGACGGGGCGGACACCGCCCCACAGCCAGCGTGAGTTATAGCCCATGGTGAGTTGCCAGCTTTTGTTTTTGTAGTTGCGGGGGATGAAGGGGCCTGAGGAGACTATGGTCTCCATCCAGTTTCTCTGGTGGAAGAGACAGATATACCAGGAGTTTCGGAAGGCTACGGGGATGGGGCTCTGCCCGTTGGGCATGAGGCCTTCTCCAAAGTAGTATCCATACGGTATCTCTCCCTGTGCTGGGTTACTGGAGTTTTGTAGTTTGGGGCTGGTGTATGGGCATCTGACCACTAGGTAGTAGTTGAACATGGCCTGTGGGTCGCCTGTGCTCTTTATGCACCAGTCCTCATACCCATATAGTGCTAGCCATAGGGGTTGTTCTTTGATGAGGCATTTGCTTTTAACAGAGTTGTACAGGGTGGTGCCGTCGCTGCAGGGGTTTATCCACAGCATGTTGCCTTCTCCTGCATCTATGTGTGGTAGGTAGCCTACAGGGATGTAGGGGCCTTTGACTTGTGGGTCTATGCGTTTTTCTGTCATGAACAGGTAGCTGTACATGCCTAGTTTTTGGTTCATGGTGATGTCTGTGCCATAAGATGTTTGTGGTGTGATGCCTGTGACTGCCTTATAGAATTTTTTTTGGGTTTCTGTGTCTTTGTTGAACAGTGTCGGCATTGCACTACCAGGACCGTTACCTCCCAGCCATTCACCTGGTGTATTTAAGGTTTCAATACCGAAGGCTGTGACCCCTCCTGCTTTTTTGAGGGTGCCCCAGGCCTCTCGGGTGGGTGCTGTGTAGTAGTAGAGGGCGGCGGGCGAATAGTTGCCAGTCCCTCCGTTTGTAGTGTTCCAGATTTTGTTTAAGACTGTGTTTCTTTCCTCCTTTTTTGTAGAGAGGTTTGTGACTGTAGTGTAGATGGAGGGGTCTAAGATTTTAAAGTTGACAACGGGAGAGGGTTTGCCTGGGTCTATCCAGGTCCACTGCAGGTCTATGGCGCTGGCCCTGATGACAAACAGTGACACTGGACAGAAATCTTGTTGGAAATACCATTTGTTGAGCATGAGGTGTGGAGGTTTGATGTTGAGTTTAACATATCTCTTTTTGCCTGGTCTCTCTCTCTGACTGGCTACTATGATGTGGTGTTTGCTGAGGAGCTGTAGGAGTGGATGGCAGCTCATGTAGGTGAGGGTATTTAGGACTACCGGGGTGTCTCTGTTATAGGAGACTATGTAGCTGATGTCTGGGTCTCGGTAGAGACGGATGCTGGTGCCTAGGTATCTACAGAGGTCTAGTTCCCTGTTGCTGCCTGTCCACCAGTTATGGTTTCTCTGAAACTCTTGGTAGAACAGTTGGAGGCTAAATTTGGCATATGCCGACCCTCCCCCGAAGCTGTGCTTCTCCCCCGGGATGTCCTCGCTGTGGGTGGTGAAGTTGAAGGCTTGTCTGCCCAGCCCAGTCTCTAGCAGTGGAAACCAGCCACGGATTTTGCATTTAACTATCGTGGTGGGGTTCCACTGAGTGAGTCTGAGGGTCTTGCGTCTGCGTCTCCTACGTCTGCGGGGCCAACGTCTGTAAGTCGCCCGCCTGCGTCTCCGCCACCTCCAGTACCGGCGCCTCCTCACCTTGCGTCTTCTTCGACGGCGGCGAAGAGCTCTTCCAGCTGCTCGGCGGTAAACGCGTCGACGCCATCTTGTCCGGCGCCATCGCCACCGGGGCCACCAGCGTCTCCGTCGCCTCCAGTAGACCATGGCGAGTCGGTGTGGACTCCCGAGCTGCTGCTGCTGCCTCCGCTGTGCAGGAGGCTAATGGGGGTGGTGGAGGCCCGACTGCTGGCGGGGGTGGGCGGGGGCGCCGCTAGCCGTGGTGGTGACGGCGGCCCCAGGCCGTCCAGGGTGGGGGGAGTCCGGGACTGTCCCCGCGGCCCTCGATGGCGAGCTTGAATAGCAGATAGATGGCCCAGAAAATAATTACAAGAGCAAAAAAGAGCGTGAGTGTCGTACACGGATCGCAGCCACCTCTCCTCCCAGGCCCCTGCATCCTCCGCACTCTTTTTCCAGAACATGGACAGCAGACTGGGACGCTGTCTTGTTTGCCCATGTACTCTGCGGCGGCGTCTGAAAGAGAACATGCTTTCGGTTTTAAGACACTTGCCCGGTTGCTCCGGACTGCGCCCGCCCGAATTGCCCCTTGACTGCGGTGTGTAAACTCACCTCCGGCACCCGCCCAGGCGCTGAGAAGATCTCCTCCCGGTGTTCTTTTCACCGTCCGGCGCGGAAAAACTCTACCATTCGTCACCCCTCCGTGTTTTATAGTGAGTTTGAAGATGGCGCCCGGAAGGGACGTAACTGTGACGTGTTTGTATGTGATTGGAGGGATTTGAATATTCCCCCCCCATTTTTTGATTGGTTCCCGCCAAAAGGGCGGGGTTTGTGACGTATGC